CCTTGCACACCTAATCCAATATGTATTGCAAGTTTACCCATTTGTGTTGCCATTTGCCCAAGTGATCCTAATAAAACTTGACTTAAATTTTTACTTAAATTACCAGCGCCACCAATAGCTGAACCTAATGCCTCGCCAATACCTACAGCCATATTATTTAAACCGCCTGTAACTATTTCTGAAAGACCAGCGTTAAATTCTTGGGCTTTACCCATCAATTCCATTTGTTTTTCAGAATAAACAGTTGCAAAATTAGATATTGCTGCTAACGGTGTTTTTGTGTCTATATCAATTGGAACTATGCCTTGCCCAGAATCACCTAATGATGAAACTGATGATTGATTTTCACGTTGATTTCCGCCACCTAAACTACCACCTTGTGATGATGTGTTAAAATTAACTGGAACGTCAATTGTTTTTCCGCTAATGTTTGCAGCAGCATTTTCTAACCCCTCATTAACTTCTTCTATTACTTTATGTTCTAACTTAGTACCTAAATTATCCAAACCATCAGCTGCAAAATTTGCAATATCTGTAGTGGCGTTTGCAATTATTTTTTTACCATTATCAAAACCCTCACTTAATACACTACCAAAATCAGCTTTAAAACCTTTACCAGCTTCTTTTATTAAATTCCAAAGCGTCATAAATGGCGCAATTACTAATTCAATTTGTGCTTTAATTAATCTAAATGCAGTGTAAAAAGCTAATCTTAATGCAAACACCGCTATTCTTAGGCCCTCACTACCATTATAAAGATCAACAAATTGATTATATAATTTTATAAATATAGGTTTTATACGATCCCAGTTTGTATAAATAACAGTTGCAATTAAACCTAATGCGGTTATAATTAAACCAATTGGGCCTAATGCTGCTTTTACAGCAACGCCAATACCCATTATACCAGCTTTTAATGCGGGTAAAATACTCATAACAGTTCCAAATGCTGAAATTAAACTACCAACAACTATTAATGCTGGCCCTAATACAGCAACAAAAATCATTAACCCAGCAACTAGTTTTTGTAATGGGCCTGGTAAATTTTTTAAAAAACCTGTAACTTTTTGTGCTACATTACCAAACGCTTGCACTATTGGCACAACCGCTACTAATAATATTTCACCTAATTCTTGTAAACTTTGTTTAGTTTGATTAGTAGCTTTTTGGAATTTAAAACCAGCGCTTTCCTCTGTAATAGCAAAGGCATTAGCTGTTGAGTTTGCACTGTTTGACAATTCATTAAATATTTCAATATTGTCTTGCATGCCAGCACCCGTCAAATCCATAACACCTTTTAATGCCCTAATGTTTGGAAATAAATCTTTCATTTTTATTCCAGTACCCTCTAAACTACCTCGCAATTGTGCAAGTGTGGCCATTAAACCGTCCTCTGCAACTGATTTTTCTAAGTCGTCAAACGTTATTCCTAATTGACCTAATTTCTTTTTTGCGTCCTCTGATGGTTTTTGAATACCCATCAATATTGCATTTAATTGTGTAGCACCATTTGCAGCGCTAGTACCTGTACGTGACATAGCAGCTAGAGCAGCACCAACTTCATGAAACTCAACACCCATATTAGATGCGATAGGTATAACACCGCCCATTGACCCAGCCAATTCACTAGCTTCTAATTTACCTTCACGAACGGCAGCGGTTAAAACATCAGTAGCCATTGTTGCGCTAAATGTGTCTTTGCCGTATGCATTCATGGCGCTGGTTGCTAAGTCAGCAATTGTAGCTGTATTACCTAATCCTGTTGCAGCGCCTTTTAAAGACATTTCTAGCGCTTTAATTGCTGTTTCTCCTTCAAGTCCAGCTGAGGTTATAAAAAACAATGCTTCCGCTGCCTCAGCACTAGACACGCCAGTATCAACAGCTAATTTTTTAACTGTTTCGCCCATCTTATCAACCTCAGCACCAGCAACTCCAACTAAAGATTTTATTTTAGTCATTGACTTATCAAAATCTAAAGCCATTTTTACACCCGCACCGCCAGCTAAAGCCATTGGTAAACTAATAGCACTTAACGACCTACCTAGTCCTTGTAATTTAGTGCCAAATGATTTTAACTTGCCTGACGCTGTAGATATGGCGTTACTTAAGCCACTAGCATCACCAGTTATTTTAACATTTAAATTTTGATTTGCCATTAGAAAAGATTATAAAACAAAAATACAAAAAATGAATGAGTTATTTTTTTGTAGTATTTTTAATTTTCTCTTTAAACTTTTCAAATTGTTCACGTGTAGATTTTGGTTTACCGCGTTCTAAGTAAACGTCTTGTGGTAATGGAAATAATTTATCAGGCGTAATCATGTTAGCACGTTTATCAACGTTAGTGTTAAACAGCATCATTGCTATATAACGTGTGCGTTCCCACTCTAGATTTTGTTTAATTTGATACGATTCGCCAAGAAGTTGATTTTCTTTCCAAGTGTTAGTCCAAAAGTCATTTGGCGTTATACCAATTTGTCCAATATAATAATCAAACAAATCGTCCCAACTAATGGACTTTTTTACTTTCCCTTTTTTGTAGTTTTAGAAACTGATCTTTTTATTCCAACATTTAAATCATTGCCAAGAATTTTTGATTCCATCATTGCACTAACTATATCCTCAATTTTTTCAGCTGGCATTTCATCTAGCCAAGAACCAACGCTATAAATGTTATAATCCACTACGTTATTATTTTCTTGATCAAACGCCAAGAGCGCTGAATAAATTAGCGCTCTTATAGTTGATAAATTTATACCATTTTGAAATACTTCGCCTATCTTATCAATAGGTATTTCTAAAATGTCTGTAAAGTTCGTCCAAAAATTCATTGAAAAATGCATTGTACGACTTTGACCACCCAATTTTATTGAGTAATAACCTCTTTTTCTGTTTGCCATTTTTTAACTATTAGTTAGTTGATTTTGTAATTGCGCCAGTTAACGTAATTGATCCTGAAAAACTTACTGGTGATTCCATCTCAGCTGACTGTTCCAAAGAACTTAAAAACCCTTCAGCTGTATATACAGCATCACCAGTTTCAGCAGTTCCAAAAACACATGTCAATTGAGTTCTAGCCAATAAATAATCCGCCATTTGTATTGCGTTAGCACTATCACTATAATCAACTAATCCTTCAAAAGAAATCTCACCACTTATAACACCAGCAATAACCTCTTGAAATCCGTTTGAATTTTTAGTTGTTGCCTCTGGTAAGTCATTAGACAATGATAACGAACAACTAGTTGTGTGTCCTAGTGTTACAGTTTCAATCTTTAAAAGTAAATTAGTTCCATTAAATACTGATGTTGTAGCCATTTTTTATTTTTTAATGATTAAATATTGTTACAAATATACGATTTTTTTTATTATGCAAGTTGCCATTCAAAGTTAGCATTTTCCCAAAAAACATCTGTTGTATTCCAGTAGCGACCACTTGATTCATCTTGCAAACTAAACAATCCAGTAAGTTGTATTTCAACATCAAAACTAACTACGTTTTCAGATTCAGCTATTTCATCTACGTTTATAATAATACCGTTGCCAGTCAAAAATAAACCCTCAAAAGCAGCTTGTTCAAATACAAACTCACTTTGCTGACGGGTTAAAACCATGTCGGCTAATTGCTCAAAATTTAAAGTATCACTGTAATCAGTTAATGCTGAGGCGGTTATTGTGCCAGAGCGCACACCAGCTATAACCTCTTGAAAGCCAGCTGACGCTTTTGTTGTAGATTCAGGAAGATCAACATTTAATTTAAATTTAGTTTCAGTAGAATGCCCTAGAATATTACCATTATGAAACAACGCAAAAGATGTTCCATTAATTAATGCCATTACTCTTTACCTTCTTCTTCAACTAATTCAAATGAACCGTCTTTTAAATCAACGTTAATTTTACCGTACTTAGCTACTAATTCTTCACGAAAGGTTTGCATATCTTTTTCCAGATTTTCAAACGCTTTATGTAGTTTTTTAGTTTGTGTAGCCATTGCACCAATATCAAATAGTATTGCATTTTTACTAGCTTCTTGTTGTTTTAATTGCTCGAACTCTTGTTCTTCTAATTGTGCCATTTTTCTGTTTGTTAAATTATTAATTATTCACCACCATTATCACTTGGTAATGGTAAGGTTTCTGTTGTTGGATTTTCTTTTTCCGCTATTTGTGCGTCAACGTTTGATTTCATTTCAACCATATCCATTTCAGGTTCAATCCAAGATACAACAATATCTTTGGTTAAATCTGCAAAAGGTTTAAAATCTTCAGGATCAGGCGCACCAACTGTTTGTGTTCCAATAATAGTAGCGGTATTACCTTTACCATCATCTGCATTATAACGCCAATGAACGTTATAAACAACAGTTGACAAATCATCTTCTGTCGGTCTGCAATCTACAGCGGGAATATCCCATGAGTATGTGTTTGCCATAATATTTATTTTTTACAAATATACTAATTTAATTTTTTTCTAATGCGCTCACTCTAGCTTTTAACGCAAGATTTTCTTCTTTCAATTCTTGTACAGATTTTAATAATAACGGAACTAACTTAGAATAATCAACAGCTTGCATATCCTGACCATCTTTTTCACCTGTTACCGCGCTAGGCACTACATCATTTAATTCATGCGCTATTACACCATAACTTCTGTGATCCTTATTTTTCCATTTAAAGTCGTAAACTTTAATTTTAGATGTTATGTCTAATCCGTTAAAATCTTTATAATCCTCTTTTAATCTATAATCTGATGTAGTGTTATAATTTACAGCTGTTCTATCACTATTAAATGATATATTACCAACACTAGACATAATGCTTGCTGTCCAAAATTTTATTAAACCACCAAACCCAGCATTATAAGAATTACGAACATTTAATACAGCAGCACCACCCATCATGCTAGTAGTATTATTGTGAAATCTTGC